CCACAACTTAAATTAATTTCCTGAATCATATTTATTTATATGATTGAAAAATTTCTAAAGATTTTAAACGAAATAGGTATTCGTAAACTCATAAATACATATTTTTTGGGAGATGGAGATCTTTTTATAAAAACTCTCACCAAAAAAGGGGACAAAATTCCCATGGGTTTATTGAAAGATCTTTCTTTAAACGGTTGGTCAGATAGTAGTGTCAGATACTTGGAATCGGGTGATAGAGATGAACTTGAAAGGTTTATCTTTGAAATGATGAAGGGATCGTTGTACAGTATGACTGTATCTAAAGTGGGTGATCGGTATATTTGGGAAGCCGATGTTTGGGATTTAATTTCATTAATTGAGTCGGAAGGTACTTATTTTGTAAAATATTTTATGGAACGGGATAAAGTATATTTTGGTTATGATTCTCGGAAATTCATCTCAAAAGAAAATGAGGAAAAAATTCATTCATACGAACTCAACGACAAAGAGACTGAGAGTTTTTCTTTGTATTTGAAAATTAAGGAAATCTTGGAAAGAAGTATGAATGAAGTATTTCACGAAGAGATAAAAAATCTAATCTACGGAAAATTTGCTAAATTTCTTGGAATAGATCAAAATTCAATGGTAAGGAAATTCATTCCTCCCGATACGGTTTTTTGGGAAATAGATGTTACAAACATTATGAAAGAGTTGGTGGAAAAAACATTGGAAATTTCCCACTTGAATCGAAAAAATGGTTATTCAGAAGATTATGCGTGGGAAAAAGGTTCATTTTTAAATGTTTTAGAATATAAAGGTGAAATTATATTCACACACGAATTTTTTGATGAAGATGGTTTGAAAGAAGTAGAAAAATTATTCAATAAAGAATTAGGTGAGTTGTTGGATACAGAATTACAAAAACAACAAAATCAATAATATTTATATATAAAAAAATATGAAAGAAAATTTAAGAGTTCTTGAAGCTCACGAGTCGGGTAAAGGTATATTGGTTGAACACGATGCCGGATATATATCACCAACCCATCCTGAAAATGAAAAAATTATAAGTGAATCCAAAACTTTAAGAGATTATTCAAAACCATTTATTTTTTATGCCGTTCTTCAAAAATCTGATACACCAAACAGAAACGGAAGATTATATCCTGAAAAAATATTAAAAAGGGAAGCTGACAATTATAAGAGAATGATTCAAAAAGGGACATCCCTTTCCGAACTCAATCACCCTGAATCATCAATTGTGGATTTGGAAAGAGTTTCACATATTATAGATGATGTGTGGTGGGATGGAAAAACTTTGATGGGTAAATTAAGACTCCTCACCTCACCAGGTTTCCATGAAAGAGGAATTGTCTCAACACCTGGTGATATTGCAGCAAACCTTATGAGACAAGGTTGTACGATGGGTATTTCATCAAGAGGGGTCGGTACTCTTAAGAAGAAGGGAGAACAGAATGAAGTTCAGGATGATTTTGAACTTATTTGTTTTGACCTTGTTTCTTCACCATCCACACCCGGAGCATATCTTTTTGACAAACCTGAAGATAAAAATAACTACGAAGAGAATATAGAAGAAGAAAAGAACTTGAGAAAACCCGAATCAGAAAAAGGGATGGGTAAATCGCTTGATTTAATGAACAAACTTTCCGACTTTTTGGGTAGATAAAACTTTATATTATGGATGAGAAATATTTTATTGTAAAAATCCAATTTGAAACCGTGGATATCCAAACAGGAAAAACCAAAAAAACACGGGAAGAGAAATTGGTGAGAGGTTACAATGTGACAGATGTGGAAGCTAAAGTCACAAAATTGTTTGAGAAATCAACAGAGGATTGGAGAATCACAAGTGCTACAGAAAGCAAAATCAATGAAGTGATTGAAAAATAAAAGGAGGTGAAAACCTCCTTTTTTCATTTATATTCTTTCAATATAATAAAAAAACAAAATTTTTCTATATATGGGTATATTTATTTAGAAAAAATAAATCTACTAAAATAGAAAATGAGCAAAAAAGAAATTTTATTGGATGATACACTTCTTCAATTGAAAAATTTGGAGGAGTCTATCTCAAAAAACACAAAAGGAATACTTGCTTCAGTAATGAAGGAAGAAATCGCATCTTTAGTAAAAGAATCTTTAGGTGGTGACACCGAAGAGGTTAAAGAACAGGTTGAAGACGATGAACTTGAAATGGATCTCGGAGACGAGGGAAGTGAAGAGGAAATTGAATTTGACATGGAAGACGAAGGTGATGAAGAAGAAATGGACGTTGACTTTCCTGCAGGATTCGGAGACGAAGAAGAAGACTTTGAAGCGATGGGCGACGAAGAACTTGACTTTGACATGGAAGATGAATTGGAGGGAGAAGACGAAGATTTAGTTGACATCACAAATATGAGTGACGAAGAACTCGTAAAGGTTTTCAAATTGATGGGTGATGAAGATGGAGTCGTTGTTCAAAAGGAGGACGATGAAATTCACCTTAAAGACGAAAACGAAGGTGTAGAATATGAAATTCAATTGGAAGGTGAAGATCACGACATGGAAGATGAGGAGGAAGAAGAAATGGAAACTGAAGTAGGAGAAGTGATGTACGAAATTGAATTTAACGAAGAAGAAGAAGACGAGGAAGAAGAGGAAGAAGTTGAGTTAGAAGAAACTTACGAAGAGGCTCACGAAGGTGAGGAACACAAAGAAGAAGCCAAGGAAGCGGCTAGAACCTTGGGTAATGGAAAATATTGGGGAAGGGATGGATTACCTAAACCAAAAGCAGCACCTCGTCATTTGAAGGCTGAGTCATATAAGAGACAAATTGCAGAACTCAAAGAAAAAAATGAGGAATACAAAAAAGCTCTTGATTTGTTCAGAACTAAATTAAATGAGGTTGCTATTTTCAACTCAAATTTAGCGTATGCTACAAGATTGTTCACTGAACATTCAACAACCAAGAAAGAAAAAATTAATATCCTTAAGAGATTTGATAATGTAGAAACTTTGAAAGAATCAAAGAACTTATATAGATCAATTAAGAATGAATTGGTTGGTTCAGAAAATGTTGTAACCGAATCCGTGGCTAACAAAGTACAAAAAACTCCACAGAAAGGTTCAACAAATCTCGTTGAGTCTAAAACATATGAGAACGCTCAGTTCCTCAGAATGAAAGACTTAATGATAAAAATAAATAAATAAACTAAACAAAAAAAATTAACATGGGAGCATTATTAGAAAGTGGTTTAGTTGGTAACATCGGTCTTAAGCACCTCAAAGTTATCAAAGAAGACACTATAAACAAATGGGACAAATTAGGATTCCTTGAAGGGTTGGGTGGTCATTTAAAAGAGAACATGGCTCAACTTTATGAGAACCAAGCATCACACTTAATTAACGAAGCGGCAGCAACAGATTCATCAGGTTCTTTTGAAACTGTTGTTTTCCCAATCATCAGAAGAGTTTTCTCTAAGCTTTTAGCAAACGATATCGTTTCTGTCCAAGCGATGAACTTACCTATTGGTAAACTCTTCTACTTCGTTCCTAAAATTCAAAATTATGATCCAACAGGTAGTTTGAATCAACACTATCCACCAGTTGGGTCACCCGAAGCGGTTGCAGACAACGTAAATAACCCAAATCAGGGATACGATACTGGTAAAAACCTTTACGACAGATTCTACGAAGGTAATGAAGCGGCTTTGGATCCTCCTGGATTGTTCGATTACTCTAAGGGTAGATATAGTGCTATCACTTCTAACTTAACAACACAAGTTTGGAGTAGCGGTGATTTAGTAGCATCGGGTTATGGCGCTGGTGAATACAGAAAAGTTATCGTTTTGTTGTCAGGTTTCTCTAACGGTGGTTATGGTAAGTTATTAGGTCCTGATGGTAACACTGTTGATAGTGAAGCTTTCTTGTCTGATTTGACTGTTAATGCTGTTACAAGTGCAGGTGCTGCTTTCTCAGGTGCTGGTGATGGTAATTTACTCTTTAGAGTTGTTACACAGAAGTACGGAAAAGGAATCGTTCAATACGGATCACAAACATCGACCACATTTGGTGGAAGTAACACAGCTAATGGAGGTACTTATGACTCTATTTGTGATGCGGATGGTAAAATCTACTTGGAAGTTGACCTCCAAGTTCCTTGTTCTATCGGATCAGGTTCGCTCGATGGTTATTCTGGTTTGACAACAACTATTGCAGGTTCAGCAACACCAGGTGCTAACTTTACATGTGTTTACCGTGTTTACCAAGAGTTGGAATTTGAAGATAGAATCGGTGAAGTTTCATTCGATCTTGAGTCAGTTACAGTTTCTGTTTCTGAAAGAAAGTTGAGAGCACAATGGTCTCCTGAACTTGCTCAGGACGTTGCTGCTTTCCACAACATCGATGCTGAGGCTGAATTAACAGCGTTGTTGTCAGAACAAGTCGCAGCTGAAATTGACAGAGAAATCCTCAGAGACCTTAGAAAAGGTGCAGCATGGAACTTGAGATGGGACTACAACGGATGGAAGAGAGGTACATCTGCTAACCCATTGACACAGTACACACAGAAGGATTGGAACCAAACATTGATCACAGCAATCAACCAACTTTCTGCACAAATCCACAAGTCAACTTTGAGAGGTGGTGCTAACTGGATCATCGTTTCTTCTGAAATTTCAGCAATTTTCGACGATTTGGAATACTTCCACGTTTCAAACGCAGCTCCTGAACAGGATCAGTACAACATGGGTATTGAAAGAGTGGGTAC